ACATTACCAGGTAACGCGGATGGATGGTTTCCCGGTGGATGTTGACGAATGGAAGGCGGAGCTGCGGATCACGGATCCGAAGGCTGTCACCGCGGGCTGGCCGGATGAGAATATCCCGGGGACCTGGCATTGTATGTTTGTGTGGTATCCCCTCTCCCAGCCTCTCCCCGACCCTGAACAAAAGCTGTCCAGGGCAGGTGGGGAGAGGGGTTGAAAACGGAGGCGCGAATGGATGAGCTGCGTGATTTTAAATGCGACAATGGGCATGTGCTGGGGATCGTCCACAAGAGTGGGCGAGGCCTCAGGAGTTTGCTGTTATACCGGTACGCTATCAATTACGGAGCTGACCAGGGAATTATTCCGGATGTGGATGTGCTGGCCATTGTGGATAGTGCGATCGAGATCCGGTGCTCGGTGTGTGAGAGCAAGCGGGCATGGGTGCCGGGTGAAGATGAATTGGAGAGGATTGTTTCCCGGCAGCAACGTCACCGGGCTGAGCGGGAGGTGAATAATTGTTCTATAATAAGAGAAGAGGTGAGCGTATGACTGAAGAAACAATTTATGGCAATATGTTCGTTTCGAATGATTTTTTCTTAGGCATGAAGACGAAAGTCGATTTTGATTTGATGATGTTTCTTTGCAACTATTTCGCAGAGGGGGAAAAGCATCCGAAGAGTCTTCAATTCAAAGAGTTCCCGGATGTATATGAAAGCGACATACCTTTCAGTACGTCATTGGAAGAGGATGAAAATGACTATATTGGCGGGCGAATTGAAATTATTTTCGATAAGAGGATTGTCACGCCATATGGAATTTACCTGGTCGGTTTTGTAGAAAAATTGAAAGCCATTGTATATTGCAAAATTATTACAAGAGAAGAAAATGCCTCAATCTAAATTTGGTGGAAAGATTGTGCTGGCGAAGGATCTATTTGACGATGGGGAGCGGATTGATTCCATTGCTGAAAAGGCGTGGATCGCGCAGGAGTATTTCTTCCAGGTGAACCGGGGGAAGAGTGGGAAACAGGTTGTCAGCCGGCCGGTGGATCTTGAGGTGCGGCGGTTTCGGACGAAGGATGGTCACAAGCCGGATGCGTCAAAGGTTTTTGAGACGGGGTACAAGGATCTGGTGCTGGACCGGGATATATACTGGGGGCGCCGGCGGTACCTGGCGGGGTACGATGCGGATCCGAAACTATTGGGGTTTATTGAAGTGGTGGGAGTGGAGGGATGATCCAATACCTGGCGCAGTTGGCAGTGGCGGATGCGGCGAAGATCTTGATTGTGATCGTAGGGACGATGGCGGTCTATGGGGTGATGTTTTTAATGTTTATTGGCTTGAAAAAACTTTCCAGGCAAATATGTTCAATTTTTCGGTCTTTCAGACGGGGAAATTGACTCTTGAATTAATGTTCTAAAGGTGTTAAAATTTTCTTAGTCGGTCCTCTCACGTTGAGGGCCAAAGCGGGAGATTGACGCCCGCACAGGATATCCGTCCTGTGCGGGCGTTTTTGCGTTAACTCCCAGGGCTTCGACAGGCTCAGCCAACGGAATGAGCCAAAGTGGAAAGGTTGAAGATGAGTCCTACAGCTGAACAAATTGTGATCATCGGTTTTGTGGCCAGCGTGCTGGTGCAGGGCATAAAGATGATCGCGACGGCCATGAACAAGCCGATCAACCGGAAGGTGATCACCTGGGTGATGGTGGTCATTTCGGTGGTGCTGGCATTGGTGTTTTCCATCCCGGTGTTTCCTGCGCTGCCGGTGTTCCCTGCCGCGCCTCCGGTCACCGGTGAACCGTTCGATGTGACGATGGCCATTCTGGCATGGCTGCCCATTATTTTCGAGATTGGCTTCAAGTTCGTATGTTCGATCCTGGCTTTGATCACTGCATATGCGGGCTTTGCGGCGGTGATCTACAACCTGGTCTTTGAGAAGGTGTACCAGGGGCTGGAATTGAAAATCACGAAGGCGATCAGCAAAAAGTGATTGACGCCGGGCGTTGGGAATGTGCCTGGCGCCCGGCATGAATCCCCCCTACCCCCCTTCACGAAGGGGGGCAATGCTCCCCGATGGGGGCGTGTGCAGCGGAGAAGGCCGATGACATTGACGTTTGAGACTGTAGAGCGATTTGTTTCATTCCTGATTTTACTGGTTGGGATCTACCTGACGATCACCTCGGGAAACAAAAATCGGGCCGATGGCGGGAAGTCAAAGGCTGAAACACGGAAGATCGGGGTTGAGATCGAAAAATCCATGCTTGACCTGGCGAATGGCAATGTGGAACTGGCAAAAATGCTCACGGACGCAGCGTCGTCAATGATCAAGCCATTGCAGGATCAAATTGAGGATTTTGCAGAAGCAAACAAAACAAAAGATGCAAAGATCGCTGAATTGGAAGGGCGGATCACTCTTCTGACGAATGAGATGAAGGACCGCGACAAAAAGAACAAGGATTACGAGAGCCGGATCCGTGATCTTGAAAATGAAGTGAGGCAGTTGCGGATCGAAAATCAGCGGCTGCAGGGTGTGGGATGCTGATATGAAACTCAGGATGAATGCGCACAATGAATTACTCCAATTGTCATTGGGGCTGACGAATATTGAGGCAGCAGATGATGACGATCTGCGCATTACCCCTGATGAGGCTTTGAAATTGTCTGAGGCAGCCCGGGTGAAGTTTGAAAGCTGCAAATCTCAGACTGTTTACGATGAAAGTACGGGGCGGAGTTGGTTTGATGATTACATCCAGCTTCACGCCTTTTTCCCCTGGCGGGTGGCAGCCTGGATCGCCTGGGCTGCTTCGCCAAAGAACAACCGCTGGCCAAAACGCCAGGAGGAATTAGCTACCCAGGTTTTAGGGCTTAGTTCAGACCGGGCGATCGGGAACTGGCGGCGGAAATATCCGGATATCGATAAGGCGCTTTCGGTGATGCAGGCGGCTCCGTTGATGGACCACCGGCGTGACGCGTTTGAAGCGCTTGCCTATTCTGCGGCACAAAAAAGCCACAGATCCAACCCGGACCGCAAATTATTCTTTGAAATGACCGGCGATTACGCGCCGCGGATGACGCTCGAACAACTCAAGGAATTCAATCCAGAAAACATTGACGAGATGGACGAGAAAGAATTGCGTTCCATGAGCAAAGAATTGATTGAACGATTGAAATCTATAAACCCCGAGGCGCCTGATGGACCAAATGATCCGGCCTGAACAGGCTGCACTCAATACTATTGAACGAAAGCTGGCGCGGCTCCGGTTGATGGACTTTGCCACATATATTTGGCCCACCACAAACACGACCAACGGATACCAGAGGGCGGCACACCTTGAGCTGGTGGCGCAAAAGCTGGAACAAGTTGAATTGTATGTGGCCACCAAAGGGAAGCAGGGCATCGGGCGGCTGATGATCTCTATGCCGCCGCGCACAGGTAAGACGGAGACAGTCTCGAAGATATTCCCCGCGTGGTTCCTGGGGCGCAACCCGGACAAGCGGGTGATCATCACATCATATGGCGCGGATCTGGCGCAACGTGCCAGCCGGTCAATTCGTGATTATGTGGACAGTAAGCGGTTCAGGGCGGTATTTGGGGAAATGTCGTCGGTGAAGGAACCGGTAGCGCTGAGCGATGACAGCCGGAGCAAAAACAACTGGGATTTGGCAAAACCGCACAGGGGCGGGGTTGACTCGGCCGGTGTGGGCGGCGCGCTTGTGGGCTTTGGCGCCGATCTGATGATCGTCGATGATCCTTTGAAGAACCGGGAAGAAGCGGAGAGCGAAAGCCGCCGCAAAGTGGTCTCCACCTGGTGGCAAAGCACGGCTTATACCCGGTTGGAAGACTTCGGAGCTGTGGTTATCGTCCATACACGGTGGCACCCGGAAGATCTTGCAGGGACACTGCTTAAGCTGTCGGAAAGCGACCCTATCGCGGATACCTACGAAGTATTACATCTGCCGGCGCTGGCCCTCGAAGAAAAAGACTTTCCACAAAATGAAGCCGAATACCACGCGAATCTGAGGGCGGGAATTTTCGTGCCGTACAAGGATCCACTGGGGCGCGAGGCTGGCCATGCATTATGGCCAGAAAAATATGACGAAATATCCCTCGAAAAAACCCGGTCCAACGTGGGTGATTATGAGTTCGGATGCCAGTACCAACAGATGCCGCGGCCGATCACGGGCGGGTTCTTTGACCGGTCGATGTTCAAGGTGATAAAGGGCGATGACCCGATCATCCCCAAGAAGTTGAGCTGGGTGCGATATGTTGACCTGGCGATGGGGCAGAGTGAACGGTCGGATTGGAATACGTCGCTGGCCGAGGCCATGGATGATGATAAGGGGCGGGTGTTCTGCCGTGGGATGCTGCGGATCCATGACATAAATGAATTTCTGCCGATGTTAGTGGACCTGATGCTTTCACCAGCGGAGCGCGGCACGATATGGGGTATTGAAACGACCGGGTTTCAGAGCCTGGTGTTCCAGGAGTTTATGAAGGATAAACGCCTGGCTCGGGTGAGCATTGTGGAAGTAAAGCCGGAAAAGGACAAGGTCACCCGAGCATTACCCGTACGGACGCGCGGCACACAGGGTTTGATCTATCTGATCGATGATGGTGATTGGATCGAGGATTACCTGCGGGAAATGCTGGTGTTCCCGACCGGACAGCATGATGACCAGGTGGATACGACGTCCGGCGGGTTTGAGATGATCGCGGAATATGGCGGCCCGTTACTGGCGTTCGTGGCGTGAGGAGACTATGAATCAAAATTTGAAAGCAATCAATATCCCAGGATGGATTGAAGCATTCGGATCCGGGAGCGGGAAACTGACCAGCGAAGTCAAAGCCTATGAACGCGTCCCACTGGTATACCGCTGCACCCGTCTGATCGCTGACAGCCTGTCATCTGTTGAATTGAAGGTTTACCAGGGCAAAGGTAAGGAAAAAAAAGAAGTTGAATGGCCATTCGATATCGATACAGTCGAATGGACCTGGAATACGATCAGCTCCATCCTTTTATTGGGTGCATCGTATACCATCACGCTAAAAGGCCTGGGCAACCGGGTCCTGGGGCTTGAATGGCTGGACCCGACAACCATAAGCGCCCAACCTGATGGTAATTCGAAGCAATTGGTCTTCCGGCAAATGAACGCCATCGGCGGGCAACGGGATACCTGGTCAGCGGATGAAATGATCTACATCCGTGAATTGAAATTCGGCAACTCGTTATTGCCAGGGCCAAGCGCTGCCAGTGTGGCCATGAATGACGCGAACCTCGAGAATTACCTGACCAAGTTCGCCAGTTATTATTTTGAGAATGGCGCCATGCCGATAACGATTATTCCGCTGCCCACAAACACACGCGATGATGAAGTCAAACGGGTTGAGACAATGTGGAAGTCCCTTTCCACCGGGATCCGGCGTGCCTGGTCAATCATGGGGCTGCGGGTGGGTAAGGATGGGGCACAACCGTATACGTTGCAAAGCCCGCTCAAGGAATTGATGATGCCCCAGCTGGACGCGAAAGCCAGAAAAGCTGTGGCCGATGCCTTTGGCATTCCGGTGACCATGCTGGATGACGCGGCTAATTACGCGACGGCATCAGAGCATAATTCACAATTCTGGAAGACCTGTGTGCGTCCACATGGGGTAAAGATCTGCAGCAAGCTGAATAAGTTTTTGAAAAAAGCCTTTGGGATCTACGCGGAATATGCCTTTGAAGAGCTGGATGAATTCCAGGAGGATGAAGCCAACC